AAATATAATTGAACCTTTAAAATAAAATATTAATAATATTATATATAATGTTTAATAATATAGTTTGTTTTTTAATATTACTATTTGTATTATTTGTGTTGTATTTATTTTATAATAATTATTATTATTTTACTTGCGATTATAATACATATTCGGAAGAATTTCAAAATAATAATGATAATTATTTTAATTTAAAACATGATACCCCAATGGGCTATAATATGGAAAAAATAATTTGTAGTAAAGAATGTTGTTCTACTCAATGGCCTACAAGTGTAAATATTAAAGACCCAAAAATTAATATGAAAGACTATTTACCAACCAATTTAAGTTGTAATGATGGAATACATGATACTGGGTGTGTATGTAAAAAAAATATTTAAATTTTGTTTAATATTATTATATTATATTATATATTATATTATATAATAATAAATGAATTATTTAGTAGAAACTAAGAACGAATATACAATTCAATTAACTAATATATTAGTTCCTTTAATTTATGAAGGTATTTCTTCAATTTATGATGATGCAATAAAAATTGCAAACCAAGAAGAAGAATTAAAAACTTTTCAAATATTTTTAAAAAAAATTCCTAAATGGAATAATAATTTATTAGAAAACGAAACAAATAGAATATTATGTATGAGCACATGTCCTGAATTATTAAAAAAACTAGTAGATGCAGTTGTAAAAGCAAATATTATGATTTTAACAAACACTCATCCGTCAGATAAATCATTATTAAAAATTAATACCAATTTTGATTTTAAAGAATTTATTCATAATTGTTATATTGAATCTGCTAGGAGTTTTTATACTAATCCATTTTTATTTTATCATAAACATTCATTATATGACATTAATCGCAATCAGAAAGATGCTAAAGAAATCATTAGAAATGCAATTATTGAAGCTATACGTAAAATGTTACCTTTAAATATGATTATTAAAGAATATTTAGGTAACAGTTTCAAAGATGATTCTAATGTTAATATAGATGTTACTATATCGGAAGCAAAAAAACAAAATTTAAAAAATTTGATGAAATTAGAAAATAAAAAAAACGATGATTTTGTTAAAAAAAATTATAAATCACAATCTTTACAAGAGCAAGAGGGACAAGAACCAGAATTAGAACAACAATTTATAAATAAAATTGATCAAAAACTAGAAAAATCAGAATCAGAATCAGAAAAAGAATCTGAAAAAGAATCTCAAAAAGAACCAGAATCAGTGCAAAAACAAGTACAAGAGCGAAAAATAGAAAAAAACAATATAGAACGCAAAACTGATAAAGAGCTATCATATAATATACAACAAAAAGTAAATAAAATGACAAATAAATCAGAAAAAAATCATATAGAAGAAGACGACCATGAAAGTGTTTGTGCAAGTGTTTCATACTATAAACATGATGGAAAAAATAAGGTTTTAGATAGCTTTAGTAATAATACAAACATAAACACAAACATACAAGAAATATTTTTAAATCACTTTTCTGTAGAATTATCAGATGAAAAAAAATTATTAATGTCAGAAAAAGATAAATCAAATAATACAAACAATAATAAAACAAAAAAATCATTTAATTATCAATTTAATTTATAAATCTAAAAAGAATATCTATATATAAATTAATAATGAGTATATATATTTATGTGTATGCAATAATTGCAGGTATTGTAATGTTTATATTATTAGAATTAGATAAAACCTATATTAAAAATAACTCAGAAGAATCTGAATATTATTCATCTTTAAGAATTGCAACTTTAGTTAGTTTAATAATATGGGCAATTTGTGCTTACCAAGAAAATAATTTTATCGAAAATGTTCCAATAATAAAATTACAGTCGCAAAAAATATTAACAGATAAGTTTTAATATCATATTTTATATCTATCTATCTATATATATAGATAGATAGATAAATGGAACTGCAATTTGAAAAGTTTGATTTAAAAAATTTAGTGTATGATGCAGATGGAAATTTTTTAAATCCCAGAATTGCAATTATTGCAAAATCTGGATCTGGGAAGAGTTGGGTAATCAGAGAGATTTTATATTATCTTTATAAAACAAAGATTCCTTGTGGAACTGTTATTGCTCCTACAGATAAAATGAACAAATTCTATGATGATTTTATACCACCTTCTTTTATTCATCATACTTATAAAGAAGAGATTTTAGTAAATCTATTAAAACGTCAAAAAATGATACTTGAAAAAAATAATAGAAGAGTTAAAGAAAATAAACCAAAAATAGATCCTAGATCATATTTTGTCATGGATGATTGTATGAGTTCGAAAAATGAATGGTTAAAAGATCCAAAAATGTTGTCAATATTTAATGAAGGACGACATTTTCAAATAACATTTCTATTATCTATGCAATTTAGTTTGGGTATTCAACCAGAATTAAGATCAAATTTTAATTTTATATTTTTATTAGGAGAAGATACGTTTAGTAATAGGAAACGATTATATGAACATTATGCCGGTATTTTCCCCACTCGAGATCTTTTTGAAATTGCATTTGCAGAACTTACAAATGATTATGGTTGTATGGTTATTAATAACAACATTAGAAGCAACGATATTACTAAAAAAGTGTTTTATTTCAAAGCAAATAAAACACCTGATTTTAAATTAGGAACAGAACCATATATAAAGTTTAATGAGAAAAATTTTGACCCCGAACATGATAAAAAAACATCAGTTACAGATTTAACACAATATATGTATAAAAATAGAAAAACAAATGTTCAAATAAAAAAAGTTTAGGTTTTTTTCTGTCCTACAACTATTTGATGATAAGGTCGCACAAATTGAGTATCAATTATTTTATAATTAAAATAATTTAAACACTTTATAATTAATTCAAAATCAAACACATGCACATGTAAAGCTCTATTTTCATACTGTTTTTTACATCTATCTAAAAATTGTTCCATTGTACCTGCAGGTTTATCTCTTGATAAATCATAAAATTCCTTTATTTCTGGTAAATAATCATCTATATATTTTTCATCTCTATTATTATTATAATTTTCAAGTAATTTAGAGAATGATGATATTGGTCTTTTATGATCAAATGTAGCCTCCTTCCATGGTAAAATTAAAATACATATTCCATCGTCTTTTAAAACTCTTGTTATTTCACTTAAACCTTTTAATGGATTAACTACATGTTCTAAAATATGCGATGCAAAAACAAAATCATATGTTTTATCTTTAATAATTGACAAATCAACTATATCTGATATATATACTTTACCTGGTATATTTTTCCCATTAAAAATATAATCAATATTATTTTTTGTAACATTCCATAATGTATTTTCAGCAAATATTACATTATCTAGTTTATTGGGTGCTGTATATATACCAGAAGGATGAAAAAACATACTTGGTCCTCCAAGTTCTAACCCTTCTTTGTTATTTAATAGTTTTGAATAATCTTTAAATGTTTCAGATAATTTATCTTCTGATAGTTCTGAAAAATTTGTATCCAAATCATTTTTTATAAACATAATATTATGTTTATAAAAATTATTATTCTTTAAATGTTTTATCAGTCTTTTTTTTTATTTTCTATTTTACCAATCCATGGTGATGGTTTTTTAAACATGTTTGTAATTACTTCGTCAAGATTATTATTAAAATCCAAATCATTTATTGCTACATATTTATATATAACTTTATTTGCAGGACATTTCACACTTCTTATTGACATTTCATACGTTACTAATATTATTCCTACAATAAATAAAAAAATCATAATATAATTAATAATATTCATTTATTATATAATATTATATAATAAATATAAATATAGATAATTTTTATGATTTATTTTCATTTGATTTTTTAGTTAATTCCTCAAATAATTTTTTTGCTTTTTCTAGTTCTGTATTAATATTTTTAACATGTGTTTCTTTGTCATTAATCTCATTTTTATAATCATTTAGACCTTCTTTTTCATCTTCAATATTGTTTTCAATAATATTATTGATATCTTTTTCTTCATCTGATGATTTTTCATCTGTATTTTTTTGCGAAGATTTCATTGATTGTTCAACTAGTTGTTGTTTTCTAAGTTCATGATATTCTTTTGCCTTGATTTGTTGCTCTTTAAATGATTTCATCAATTGATTTAGTTTTTCTTCAGCATATACAGCTTCTTCTGCTGATTCAGGGTCGTCATCCCATGGTAACCATGCACCAACTTCTCCTACAAATACATTAAATACTTTGTCAAATTGTCTAATTTGTTCGCATCTTTTCTTTGCTTCTTCCATTGTATTGTAAACTCCTCTAATTTTAATTCCTTTAGCATTATTATCTGTTTTAATAACCTCTTCTGTTGAAACATCTTTAATACTGTTATTTGTTAAAATTGATAAGCAAACATATTTTTGTCCATTTATAGGTTCATCTTTATCTAAGTAATCCGTCATTTAAAATTATATATTTTTTTATCTTTATATCTTTATATTAATTATATATATATTATGTAATTTGAATGTGCAAATTATTAATTATATAAAGATATAATAATATTAGAAATATTATGTCATTCGAAAATTTTTTTTATAACAACACTGAATTTATTTTAGACATTAAACCAAGCAATATAAAAAATGGTGGAAACGGTTTATTTAGTGTTCAAAATATTCCTAAAGATACAATGATTGGATATTACAAAGGTGATGTTTTGTTTGGAAATAATAAAGTGACTGATTATTCATTTCAAATCTCAAAAAAATATTTTATAGACGCTAAAAACTTTCCTAGATGTTATATAGCTATGATAAATGATTCTAATAAATCAGAATTTGAAAACAATTGTGAATTTAGAATTATTGAACAAAAAATAAAAAAAAATAGTCAAATATGTTTATATTCAATTAAAGATATAAAAAAAGGTGATGAATTATTTGCTAGTTATGGAGATGAATATTGGACAACTAGAGATATCTAAATATTATTGGTTCCTGTTCCTGTTGAACCAAAACCATTAGAACCTCTATCAGACTCGTCAATATCATCAACTAATTCTATTTTAAAGGGTTTCAAACTTGGAAAAACAAGTTGGAATAATCTTTCGTCTTTTTTGATAACAAAATCTTCATTATCAAAATTATCAACCAAAGCCATAATTTCACCCCTATAATTTTCGTCAATAATACCGATTTGATTAGACAATCTAAGTTTAGTATTTTTTCCTGTACTCGATCTTAGGCATAACATATACCCATGCTTTTCAAGTGGCTGGCAAACAATACCAAGTTTAATTTTATTAGCAAAAGAATTTGCTGGTATAACTTGGTCTTTAATACAAATTGTATTAAATCCACTCGCTGTAATATCATATGAATCATTTCTTTCTTGAATATAGTCAATATATACGTTTTTAATGTTTTCATCTAGGCATTTTACTCGGAGAGTCATTTTATATTTTATATATTTTATATTACTATAAATTTATTTTATTAAGTTATTTATATTTCAATATTTTTTTGAATATGTACAGCCAGCCTTTACAAGGCTGGCTCTAGAGTCAGCCCACGGGTTGACTGTACATAATACAATATATAAAATATATTAAATATATATGCTATACAAGAACAAAATAGTTTATATGACATACTACCTTGTGTAGTAGTCCAACATAAACATGCAGATAGTATTGAAACAATATTAATTATGATATCAACTCCAATATCAATAAATTCTTTTTGTCTATAACTGTCATTATTATGATTTTTACTAAAATCATAAATATAATTAATTATCATAATGTAATATTTTAAACATATGATTTTTATTGTTTTTAACTTAAAAAATAAATTTAAAGATAATAATATTAATAATTAAAATATAATGCCGACATTTAAATTATATGAAATATTACAAATAAATAATAATGCATCTCAAGAAGATATTAAAAAAAAATTTAGAAAATTAGCTGTACAGCATCATCCTGATAAAGGCGGCAACCCTGAAAAATTTGCAGAAATTACAAACGCATATGAAATATTATCTGATGAGAATAAAAGAAAACAATATGATATGATAGGTGATAATGAAAATTTGAAAGATATTTTAAATAATTGTGAAGGATTTCCTTTTGGAATGAATGGAATGCATGGAATGAATGCTATGCATGCTATGCACGAAATGCATGAAATGCATGGAATGCACGGGATGCATTTTGATATGGATGGAAGCTCATCTTTTGAAAATATCTTTCAAAATTTATTTGGTATGCAAATGAATAAAAAAAGGAAAGGTAAAAACATAGAAAAAACTGTAAAAATTAATTTAAGAGATGCATATTTTGGCATTAAGAAGAAATATGATATTAATATGTCTAAGTATTGTGATAAATGTAATCAACCATGTCCTGAATGCAAAGGCACAGGACATACTAATAAAGTAATTGGTAATTTTGGTATCATGATACAACAAAGAGTTAATTGTAACGCATGTAAAACAAAAGGTATTATAAATAAATGTAATAATAATTGTAATATATGTAATGGTAAAGGTAACTATAACATTAAAGAAAATATAAATATTGATATCATTCCTGGTGTAAAAACAGGAATGAAAATCATCGCTGAAAATAAAGGTGACGAAACGTTAATTGTGGAAAATAATAATTTCATACATCTTCAAGGAGATTTAATATTAAATATAGTAGTAGAAGAAAAAGACGATAATTTTGTTATTGATGGTGATAATTTAATATATAATATTACTCTTCCTTATTGGAAATTACTAACACATATTGATCATTTATATATTAATCATTATAAAGATAAAAATCTTAAAATTGATTTTACCGAACCAATTGATCATAATAAAACATATGTTTATAAAACATTAGGGATGCCAGTAATAAACAATAATGGAAATTATGGAGATTTAATAATTAAATTCAATGTTTTATTTCCATCTAATAGATTAAAAGATGACAATAAAGAAAAATTACAATCTGTATTAAAAAGCTTGGAAATTTTAAATTAATAAACTTTATTAGTTTTTATCTTATTTTTATAACAAATAAGATAAAAAATCGGCATTTATTTAACTGTTGCTACTTCTGCTGTTTTAGCAGCAGCTTCTACAGCTTTAGTTGTAGCTGCTTTAAATTGTTCATATAATTCGTTTAATTTTTCTATGTCTTTAGTATGATTTTCAAAGCTGACATAATAACCTTCTTTGCATGCCATCGCGCCACTCACGACATAATATATAACAAAAAATATAAAATATATAATAGGGAAAAGAAATGCATTTAATGAACAAAGTATTTTAATTAATATTGGAAAATTAGATTTTTCATTGCATTTCCATGACATACCCGCTGCAATAATAGATATAAAAAAATATAATATAAAATAATAATAGTCATATGTATTATAATATTCATATTCATATTCATGATCATGTTTATTTTTATTTGAAGTTGAGGTTGAACCATTATCAAAATGTTCTTTGATTAAAGAATGTGCATATATCTCAATCATTTTTAATTTATAATTTATATTAGATAAAAAATTTTAAATTTTAAATTATAAATTCTAAATTAATTATTTATTTAAAATTTTCTAATATTATATCTAAATTAGAATTTTTTATATCTAATTCTTTTATTTCGCCTGTTAAAATATTTAATATTTTGTAGCTGTAATTTTTGTAAATATCTTTACACATTAAAGCATACAAAGCTAATTGTAATAAATGAATTTCACTTATATAAGATACAGCTTTAAATTCCCAGATTGTTTTAGTTTCATTATCTACACAATCAATAATACCAAAAATTTTTTTATTATTAATGATTATACTTGAATTCTCCTCAAATTCTCTATGATAAATTTTATTCCCTAATGCTTTATGTATTATGTTTAATATGTTTTTTAATATTTTTTCATCTAACCAATCATATGTTTTTATTTGTGATAATTTATAATAATAACCATTTAAACGCATGTCATATATTGTTGCAAAAAATAAAAAATCATTAATATTTAAACAATCTTTCAATAAAACAAAATCTAATTTATTTTTTATATCTATAGAAAGGTCACTGATATTACACGCAATATTGTCTAATAATTTAGAATTTTTATTTGTTATAAATTCGTAATATGATGGTATAGCTATTCCATTAATAGCAGCAATATCTTCATACATATTGTTATTTGTTAATGTTTTTGTAGGTATTGTTATATTTTTATATTTTTCTTGAATAGTGTCATATTTAATATATTTTAATACATTTATAATTTGATTAATAGATAAATTTTTTAAATAATCTGTAACTGTTATATTATGTATAATGTTTTCATTTGTAGGTGAGTCAAATTTGGTTTCTATGGGTGCTACTTCACCTTCTATTATACAATGATTATTTAATTCGTTTATATTTAAAAATGGTAAATGTAAATTTTGTCTCGCATGAATGATTATTAAATGCTCAAGAGATCTTGTACATGCTACATATATAGGATTTGGACACTTATCTATATTTGCATTTTTTGCATATCTATAATATCCTTCATCCATTGAATACACAAACACTATTTTTCTTTCTAATCCTTTTGATTGATGAAATGTTGTGAATAAAATTTTATTATGCATAACCTCTTCGTCTATAACGTTACCTTCGTCATTAATAGTAACACAACAAGGCAAACCATTCAACACTAATAAATTTTCCAATAATCGGATAGGAATCTTTTTTGATTTTATAGAAGGTGCTAAAATAAATATGTCATTAGGCGTGTATCCTTGAACCAAAAAGTCTTTGATTTTATTAATTATATCTTTTGGTTTAAATGGGTTGCAAATTAAATATTGTACAGGAGGACCTTCTTTTATTGCATGCAATCTATCCTCTTTTAAAAGAATTTTATTTACAAAACCAGCAATTGATTTATTTACTCTAAATGTTGTAAATATGCTATGTTTTTTCCATTTGTTATGCGAAGGAATTAATTCATTCGCTTTGATTAAATAATCACTATTTGAACCCTGATACGAATATATATTTTGATTTACATCGCCAAATAAACATATTTGTATATTTGGTTTAATAATATACTGAATTAAATCAAAAAACAAAGGTTTCATATCTTGCTGTTCATCTAATATTATTAAATCAAAATTAAAATTAGATTTATTTATTATGTCATTATTATTTAATAATATTTGCATCCTTAAATCATCATAGCAAGGATAATTATAATACTTGACACAAAATGAGTGATAACTATGTACTTCTAAATTATTTATATTATATTTTAATATTCGTTGGCGAGTTTCTGTTTTTAACCCTGCATTGTATGTTAATAATAAAACATTTTTATCTTTACATTCCTGTGCAATTGCTAATGATGTTGTTGTTTTACCACATCCTGCAACAGCATCTACAATTATATTATATCCATTTTTTATACTATTAATTATTTCTTTTTGTTCTATATTTAAATTTATCATTAATAATATTATAGTATTAACTTCTCTTTATTTATTTTGTTAATTTATTAGTTTAATATAAATTTAAATATAATATAATATAATATAATATAAAATAAATGATTGATCAACAAATTTTTCAAACATTTGTCACATCAATAAGAAATGCTATTAAAAATAATTCAATTGATACATCATCTGCAATGAAACTTATAGTTATATCTATGGAAATCATAGAAAGCTTCGATGTTAATAATAATGATAAAAAAGAATATGTAATAATGGCTATTCAAGAAATTGCCAAGGGTGAAGATATGATTATTGGTACTAGCGATGACACTATATCACCTGAAGTAGTTAAATCATTAATTACTATGATAAATAATAATTTACTTGAAGAAGTTATTGATATTGTTTGTTTAGCTAGTAAAGGAGAATTTAATGTTAATAAAATTAAAAAAACATGTTTTGGGTGTTTCTCAGTTGTTAAAAATCATATTAAATAATTATATTTTTAATAATTATATTTTTAATAATTATATTTTTTAATAATTATATTTCTTAATAATTATTAAAAAATATAATTATTTAATTTTATATCTATATATACAAACGCAAACATATTAAAAATATAAATTATAAAATGGAAACACCTTATGTTTTACCTGGTTCTATTTATTGGATTGGTGATGTCAAGCACGTAATGTCCGATGATATATTTTATAATGTTTGGAAACACAACAACTACGAAGAAGAAGTATATGATGTAAATAATTATAAATTTGTAGCTATTCCAGCGATATGTGGCGATGATTATTATGAAGATTCTGAAGGTTTTATTTATCAAGTAATTTCAGGACATTTAGGGTTAATTGACATGGCATTGTGTAGTAATGCGACAATAACACAATTGTCTAAAGGAAAAATTTTTACATTTGATAATCCAATTTATATTACTATGAAAAATGGTATTATTAAAATTTCTTCACATAACTTCAAATTAAATATTGATACAAATGAAGATGAAGACGAAAATGATGAATATTTGGAGGATGAATACGAAGAATTAGACAATACAGTAAAAGATCCTGATTATGTACCAAGAGAAGAATCTTCTGAAGAATCTTCAGAAGACTTTGCTGATGATGAAAAAAATATATGAGATATAATATATATGATTCGTATAATTATAATAATAATTATAGTTACATATTTGATATATTTATTCTTTTTTAAAAAAACTACATGTATTAAATATTTAACTGTTGATGAATTCATGAGTATAACAAATTCATCTGAATATTTTAATAATATGAATAGTTATGATTTACAAGTAAGAAAAAGTAATAATAAAAATGAATATTTTAAAAAATATCAATTAGGTTATTTAGCATTTACTATGGAACAAAAAAATATATTATTAAATATTGTAAATATTATTGAAAAAAAAATTAATAAATATAATAATTTTAAAAATATAAAGTGGGTATTTGTTAAAATTGATACTAATTTAGAAAATAGCTTCCCTCATACAATTGAAAATGTGATTGTGTTATCAAATAAGTTTTTTTATAATTCGACGAGTAGCCAAATAAATATAATTATACATGAAAAAGTACATATTTATCAAAGAATGTACCCAGAATATATTAATATTTTATATAAAAATTGGGGGTTTGATAAAGTTGAGTTTGATATAGATTATAACAGAAATAATCCCGATATAAAATATTATTATAGTTATAATAATAATTTATTAATTCAATTATATACAAACAACCCTCGCGAGTTATACAACTCTAATACTTATTTAATTAATTTAGAAAACAATAATAAAATTATAATTAATGATAATATAATTAAACAATATAATTTACCAAATATATCTATTAGCAAATTAGAACACCCAGCAGAAATAATGGCTGAGATAATAAGTTTATATTTAACAAACTCCTATAACAATAACGATAAATGGATTATAATTATAAAAGAATGGATGGATAAATATTTTTAATATAATAAGGTATATATAACAAATTCTTTAATAATATAAAAAAAATTGAATTTTTATATTATTAAAATATTAATGCAAAAAAATTGCGAAGTTATTAACAATCCTTATTAGCAATATTGAGAACTTGAGCAACTTGAGCAATATTGAGAACTTGAGCAACTTGAGCAAATTGAGAACTTGAGCAACTTGAGTAACTTGAGAACTTGAGAATGACTGAAACCATTGAATCACCGTTATGTTCCATATGTTGTGATAATATTTTTCCTACTGAAAAAATACACATGCCTTGTGAAAGTACAATACATATATTTCATCGCAAATGTTTTAATAAATATAGACAGTCTACTAACTATAAAAATAATAAAAAATGTCCAATATGTAGAAGTATTGTCACATTACCAGCTATGAAACCAAAAGGTACTATTGTAAGAAGAATAATATTTAATCATAGTCAGCGTATATCTTTAAAAACATTAGAAAAAGAAAAAGAAAATTTAAAGTTATTGTGTGATGAAAATTCGTTAATAGAAAAATATATTGAAATAAATTTAGCAAGTTTAAATATTAATATTAAAACTATTAAAAAAGAAAAATTAATAGTTAATAAAAAAGATATTCCTAAACAAACCAATCAAACAGATTGGTTAATAGAATTGTATATTAGAAAACAAATATTAGAAAAAGAATATCATGCACAATATATTCAAGAGCTATATCAAGCTTTTATTGAATAATATAGTTCATTGTTTTATAGATGATGATATTAAGATATCGATCAGTAATTACAAAAAATATATTTACATAGAATATTACATTAATTAACGTGTTATATATAATTATTTTATTTTTATTAATTACATATTCAATGTAATTGTTTTGATATTTTATACATTTTTTATATGGATAATTATGAATATATTTTACAATTATATTTTTATTTTTTATTTTTATATAATTATTATCTATATATCTAATACATCTATATCGTTCTTCTCTAAAACAATCTATATTAAAATAATTAACGTCATAATGTTTTTTATCTATAAGAAGATAATTAGATATATAGTATGATATAATAATTATTATTATCTTCTTAATCAACATTTATAATCTCATATACTTATAATACTTTATGTAAAATAATTATTTTACAATTTTTTTTGTTTTGTGTACTAATTATAAAAAAAATTGTAAAAATATTATTTAATAAGTAATATACATATATAATTAATTTATATTTATAAAAGATGTGCGACACTGATTCAGATTTTGGTTCTGATGATGATTTTGGATCTGGTTTAAATAATAAACTAAATACTGAAAAATCTTGTTATAATTCAGAATCTGAATCTGAATCTGAATCTGAATCTGAATCTGAATCTGAATCTGAATCTGAATCTGAATCTGAATCTGAATCTGAATCTGAATCTGAATCTGAATCTGAATCCAAAT